GAAACCGATGCCGTTGCACTACTATTAACAACAGTCCCATCATCCTTGATAACACTCACGCCACCAGCAGTAGCCACTGCAATCGTAGGCACAGGTAATCCCGTAGCTGCATCAATCGGGGCGTTGGGTAGCACGGTCATGGCTACATCGTTGACGTTATTGTTTACTATCGCACCTATTAAAGTTGAAGTAAATGTATCTAAACCATCATTGCGCTGCTCAATACTTCCTGCATATTTAAACCCTCCTGACGCACAACTTTCTATCGAAACATCTTTAGCAAAATTAATAAGGTTTAACGTAACTACACTTTGCGCCTGATTTGCACCAACGCAAAGTATTCCATTAATAGATGAGATACTAGTAACAGCAGCATTACGGATCATATTAAACCCAGTAGTATTAAACACCATCCACATAGGCAGATCAGGGTCATCACCATCGTAGATCGTAACCTGATTACTCTCAGCCACAATCACAGCAACCGCAGGGAACTCCTTACGGCTACCACGGGTGGCAGTGTTCAAGGTTTCGTTATACCAGCTAGTATGCTGTGTGCGCTTACGCCATGCACCACCGTCAGAGTCCTTGCTGGTGTCGTACACGAATACGTCTACGGCTGTGTCGCTGATGTTTGCGGCGATTGCGTTAAGATCTAACTCTTTGAGAGCTGCGCTGTCGTTAGGTTGAACTGCGCTGGCTGCAAGAGTACCTTGCGCTGCTGTAGCATAGTCAGTAGTATCAAAGGCTTTGACTTGAGCAAGGTTAGTGACTTCACTGTCCATCAAAGCACCAGCAGCAGTTACGTTAGCTGTATCTGTTACGTCAGCACTGGGTTCAATACCGTCTAACTTTGTACCATCGGCAGAAACATCACGACCATCCACGTTACCACTTACTATTACATTAGGAACCGTAAGATCACCAGTCATAGTATCGCCAGTCACAGCAACAAAGTCTGTCGATGCAGCGGTGGCAGCAGTACCAAGTCCATCAATTACAGCGCCATCCGCTGCAATATCCCTACCATCTACTGTGCCCCCGACTGTTATATTACTGTCTACCGACAGGGTATTTGAAGTAACACTGCCATCAACATCAATGTTACCACTAGCATCAACTGTAAGCTTTTGCCCTAGTTCTGCTATTTCTCTTGCTTTTGACATTTTGTCAGTGCCTCCTTTTTAAGTTAATAAGATGTATGGCAGTACAACTGTACTACCTAAGATTGTTACTACGGCGTCCCATACATCTGGTGTGCCTCGCCCAGTGGCGTCATATAGTTCCTTACCCACAGCAGCTACGACACATAGCACTAAGCCAAGCACAGGGTTTGCATACAGAGTTACTGTACTTGCTATTGCGGCCCCTGCTAGGAAGTGTGCTTGCTTATCTATGGGTATGTTTTTCATTATGGTTTAGTGGGCCATGTGATTGTATTAGGGAAGCCAGCTTGATCTGGGACATTCAGCAAGTCAGTGCGGTACTGCGTCCACTCAGCCTGTTTAGCTGCGGTGAGGTCTGCCCAGCGCAAAGCGTTAGACACAATAGGATCAACTTCTGTAACCAAACGCCTGTCACGCTCTGCACGAACCTCTGCGGCTGCTGCTGCATCTAGCTCTGCTTGTGTGGGCGGAACATATGCTGCGAAGTCTGTGCCGATCAAAGCCATGACTGCATCATTGTCAATCGTGGTGTCAGTGTCATAATCAGTCAACAGGTAAGGTATCCACCCAAACTTGGGGTGGTTAATCTCCACATCAATGACTGTGTTAGTTGCGTTCTTTGACTGTGCGTTGCGCACTTCTGTAATTGCAATGCTCATTTTATGATATCCTTACCCAAAGACCTGACCACGATTGAGCAAAATCTCCAGTACCCTCTGCGTGTGACCCGTTCATTGACCGCCAAGTACCACTTGCTGTTGCGTGTACCTCAGAGTTTTGAAAGCCATACGCACTTCCGGCATAACGATTTGGTACACTAGTGCTCATAGCGCCTAAAGGTACAAGAGCAGATGTGGTATCTCCCGGTTCATAATTAGTATGGTTATCTGGTCTACCCCAAGTATAAGTACCAACATCACCATAGGTTGTGCTACTACCAGCTCCACTCACAATATTTACAAGGTTCCTACTGTCATCAATAACCGTAGTACCATTAACTTTAATCGCCATCTTCGTGTCCTCCCACTATTAGCTATTAAGTTGTGCTTTAAGCTCGTCAATCTGAGCTTGTTGTTCCTTCATGGCTTCAATCAAGAGAGCCACCATGTTTCCGTACTTAACTGACTTGATGCCTTGGTCATTTGTGCTGACTACATCCGGCAGTACAGCTTCAACTTCCTGAGCGATTACGCCGACCTCTGAGTTGCCATTCTCGATCCAATCGAATGAGACACCACGCAGAGACTTAACGGCATCCAGAGAGCCTGTGAGCGTCTCTACGTTGGTCTTTAGGGTAGCGTCTGAGGTGGTGTTGAAGTTGGCTGCGTTGACTGTGCCTGAGAAGTGGGCGTCTTTGAAGCGCACATTTGAGACACCTATGTCTATTGCAGAATCTCTATTTACAAACGCACTAGATGGGTCACATGGTACAACTGCAGGAACTGTAGGATGGAAGTAAACACCAGTATTCTGTGTTCCTATACCTAAGTAGCCATACTGCGTCCCAATACTCCCCACAGTGGTGCCGTCTTTGTAGAGCGTAAGAATACTACCATCACTATTTCGGCGATTAAATCGAGCAACATTGTTGTTGTAAACAGTTGCATCAAGACCCTGCCCGGCACCTGCGGCGACACCATCACTTGATAAAGAAGTACTCGTTTTGCCCACCAGCAAGACACCGCTGCTGTCGAGGCGCATACGTTCTGAGGCACCAGTATTAAAAGCAAGAGTGTTATTTCCCGGCCACTGAATAAACGTATCTGTGTCGTCATTGTTACGAATTAAATCTGCGTACACGCTGCCAGAGAGGTAGAGGTCTTTGAAAGCTACTCCGTTTCTACCAAGGTCAATAGCACCATTACGATCAAAGCCGTTGTCCATATTCACTGGGCAAATTGCATCACCTTGATTGAAGAAATTTAAGCCCGTATCACCTGTGCCAATTCCTAGCTCAGTATTTCCTGTTCTAGTTTGCGCCCCAATACTCCCCACAGTGGTGCTGTCTTTGCCAAAAGCAACAATGTTACCATCTGTAGTGTTGCGGTTAAAAAACGCTGTATTCCCGCCAGTGCGTGTGAAAAAAGATTGGTTAGCTAAAACAACGCCTTCAGATGAGGTGTTTACAGTAGTCTTACCCACCAGCAATTTACCGCTGCTGTCGAGGCGCATGGCTTCTGATGGGGAACTTGCACTTCCACTTGTGGCAAAGATTAAATCATGTCGATTGTCCGTACCTTGTGCTTGGCCTTCAATGTAAGCACCACGAGTTGTTGCATTAGTACCAGATAACCATAACTGCGACCCTGCCCCCGAATCACCGCCACCGTTTACAAGACTTAAAAGTTGTTCAGAACTTGTACTTCCTGACCCTTCAATATGTAGGTTACTATCAGGCGAACTCGTCCCAATGCCCAACCGCTCGTCAGCACTCTTCCACACAAGTTTTGGCGTCGTGCCTGTGTCCTCGTAGAAGCTGATGTCGCCGCCGCCAGTAATTTTCATATGAGTTTTTGGAGTTGCGGATGTGTTGGTTCTAAACTCAAAAGTCGATGCAGTGGAACCATAGGTATTATCAAATATAAACCTTGTGTTACTATCTGCTGCATATGAAATCAAACCTTGGTATGCGGAAGTTTGTCCTAATTCTATCGCCCCAGATCCGGTGTTGGCGCCAACAACAGACCAGCCGCTAAACTTGCCTTGGGTATCCCCAGTTAAAACAGAAGTCAGCCCATCGCTGGTCAAAGTACCCGTGATGTCCAGATTGCCAGTCATAGTATCGCCAGTCACAGCAACAAAGTCTGTGGCAGCAGAAGTGGCAGCAGTACCAAGCGTGGGTGTACCTGACAGATCGCTGTAAGCGCCAGTGGTTGCCACGGTTGCAAGATCGCCCGGCTGTGTAGCTGAAGCAGCTAATGCACCCTGAGCAGCGGTGGCGTAATCTGTGGAGGCTGTGGTTGCCGCAGTGCCAAGGCTATCAATGATTGCCCCATCAGCCGCCACATCTCGGCCATCAACAGTACCTGTAACTGTAATATTTCCGGTTACATCTATGCCTGCGTTAAAATCTACGTTACCTTGAAATGCACCGCCATTAGCAGAGGATACCATGTCCGCAGTAGTAAATGTTTTGAATGCAACAATGTTGACTTCATCGCTGAGAGCTGCTCCGGAAGTTAATACAATTGAACTACCGTCAGTGGCAGTATAATCTGTTCCACCACCTTCCAGTACAACACCGTTCAAAGTAACAATAATGTTATCTACAGTGTACGAAAGATTATTAGTATTTTCGTCTGAACCAGTGAAGGTAGTTTGGCCTGCAGTAGCAGTATAACTAAAGTTATTAAGAGAAGCTCCCCCTGCTGCAGAAGCAGCAACCCATTCAGTGCCTGTCCAAATAAACATACCCTGTGTAGAGGAGTTATAAAAGAGAGCACCAACTACAAGAGCGTTACCATCATTATCTACGGTTGGTTCAGAAGCCTTACTTCCTAAGTAGGTATCATCAAACTGGTCAAATACAGCAGCAGCTGAAGATGCACTTGTGGCCGCAGCAATTTGAGAATTACTTGCAGCAACCTGAGATGCAGCAGCAGCGACTTTAGCTGCCTCC